AATAGTATGACAATATTAACCGCAGTATACGACGAAGTTCAGGAAGAGATAGTTGCTACAGTACGCATACCAAAGAAGCAGACTGGTGAGTATACATATGGTGATGGTACATGGACAGAGGACAACGTCTGTGTCTATATAGACAACAGGATGTGCGACTACACCCTCAATCATTTAATCTATCTTGATTATAAAGATAGCCTACAGGTTGGGGCACCGATACTACACTTCGACAGCAAGGAACTAGCACTTAAGTTCGCGGAAGACTTCCACCTGCAAATACACGAGGTTGTCAGACCAGACTGGCACACAGAGATGCCCCTGTAAGGGCACAAAATGCCCCAGGTTGAACGCAAATTACAAAGATGATGTCAGATATGATTTATATTAATTTAGTAGCAGGCTGGTACGTTTTATCGGACCAACCAAATCCAGCAGTAGGAAGGAAACACTCTAAGGTTATTGGAAGTGTGGATGTAACAGAGTTTACTGATGAGTTCCTCGACTACTATGCACAGTACGCCCTTGAACACAAGCTGCCGATGTACATAGGAGAGAACAAGGCGTTCGACCTGCGCTGTAAGCAGGCACGCACAAGAGCACGCAAGTATTATAAGGCGCTTAGACGCGGAGAAGCTAAGAGACAAGAAAGAAATGGAATTAAAACAAAAGATACAGTCTCTACAGCAGACGATACATGCTAGTTATACAAAGCCAGACCCAGAACGACTAGACAAGATGGTCGCCAGCCTTCGAGATTCGCCAGGCTGGAAGTATCTAACAGAAGAGCGTGGTCTTACCGCCGAGACAATCGACCACTTCAAACTTGGATACGACAAGACCAAGAACGCAATAGCTATTCCTCACTTTAAATCCGGCGAGCTAATAAACATTAAGTACCGCTTCTTGAAACCCAAGGACATCAGATACACGAGTGAACCTAACGCCGAACAATGGTTGTATTATGATGAGGGGCTTACTGTGGCTAAGGAAAAGGGGGCGGTGGCTATTGCAGAGGGTGAGATGGACTGTATAAGTTTATGGCAGATGGGATTTAAGAATGTTATCTCCCCTGGTTCTGGCGCAAACTCATACGGTGTGTGGCTAGAAGAACTAGACAAACTTAAGAGTGTGTGGATAGCGTACGATAACGACAACCCTGGTCAGGCAGCAGCTAAAGAACTTGCCGACCGGATAGGATTGGAGAAGTGCCGCAACATACAGTACCCAGAAGGAACAAAGGACGCGAACGAGTACCTACTACAGCACACACCAGAAGATTTACGTGTTCTGTTCTCAAAGTCTACTCCGTTTTTTAAGTACGAATTCTCTGGTATCAGTGATGTTATTCAGAAGTTGATTGATGACCCGCAGGAATACCTAGAGGTGTCTGTCCTGCCAGGAGTTAAGCTAGAGCGTGACCAATTGGTTGTGCTGTCTGGCATAACAAACGGTGGTAAGACAAGCGTGTCTCTCAACATACTTCGGGAGCTATCAGAGAAGGGCATACCGTCACTCATCATGCCGTTCGAGCGTGGTGTGTATTCTGTCGGCCGGCGTTTCCTACAGATACTATTCAACAAATCGCAGGAAGACATGCAGTTCACCTCCAAAGAGGAGTGGGCCAGGCTTATACCGACGGTACTTGGCAGACCTGTGTACTTCGCAGTACCAGACAGGTTCAAGATTAGTGAAACAATCGCCAGAGCAAAGAGGTTGTTCGGAGTGAAGTTGGTAATCATTGACCACCTTGACTACGTTATCCGTAACCAAAGTGGCAATAGGGAGAACGCTATCTCTGATACGATGCAGTCACTAAAGAGGCTTGCAGAGGAGTTGGCAATCATTATCGTGGTTGTGACACACGTGCGCAAGCTCGATGACCCAGGCTCACACACGCACCGCAAGCCAAACCTTGACGACCTGAAGGGTAGCTCATCGCTGAAGCAAGACCCTGAAGTTGTAGCTATTGTGCATCCAACAGATGACAGACTTGGTATAGAGGTAGACATTCAAAAGAACAAGGGTCCAATGACTTCTAAGAAGTACAATATTAACATGGACACCGGACTAATGCATGGAACGTATGACCCAAATAACTTTTGATGAGCTTGAAAGAATACGAGCCATACCAATTACGTTGGTGCTTGGAATACCAGACACAGGGCGAAGACGAATGGTTAAGTGTCCGTTCCACAGTGATAGAACAGCCAGCCTTGCATTATACCCAAACGGCGGGTACCACTGCTTTGGTTGCGGAGCCCACGGACATAACGCTATTGACTTTGTTATTGCTTTGGGGTATACTTTTCCACAGGCATTACAAGAATTAAAAGACTACGCATGAAGAACATAAAGAGCGACGGGCGTGTCACACGCGTCGAAGTAATAGAGCGTGGCACCGGTAGGGTGTATACAAACTATGATGTGCGGGACGCCTGGATTTCGATTCAGGATGACGGCAAGACGATTAAAGTATTTATTAACGAAAGCTTAGACTTAACATATGAAGATAACAATTGCAAAAATTAACCGACAACTACGAGAAGGGACAAGTAAGAAGACTGGTAAACCGTACAGCTTTGAGTCTCTTGGTATCGCACCAAAGGAGGACACGCTTATTGATATTAATGGACTAGACTTCCAACGAGATGGGCGTTGGCTTAATGGTTCGTCTGTACCTGGAGTAACGGACGACTGGGCAGAGGGTGACGTTGTTCTTATCAACCTGATTCAGAAGGATGTTCCTGGAAGGGATGGTACCATGAAGAAGGTTATTAACTTCAAGTTACCAGAGGGCGTGAACCCAATGATTCAGAAGTTTGTACACAGCACAGAGCCAGAAGCGGTAGACCCTGATGACTTTTAATTTATAATTATGCAGACATTACTTGAGCTATCTCGTGCATACCGCGCCTTCATGGTAGAGCTTGGGCAAGAACTAAAGCGGGTGCGTGACGAAGAACTATACGAAGGATTCGCAGACACATACATTGACCTAGTTAAGTCTCCTGAGATTGGACTTACTAAGTCTGAGGCCGACACGCTAATCAGAATCTCTGATATGTTCGGGCTACTAGATGTAGATGACCTGCCGTCATACCACGCTATGAAACTAATGGTCAATAAGAAGGTTGACATGGATTTATTAGAGGCCGCAAATACTTTATCTCTTACAGACTTTAAGGAGTTAATTAAAGACCACGAGATTGGTACGCAGCAACGTACTTACAAGTATGAGGTTATTAAACGTACACTAGAAACAAATTCAATCAACCGAGTGTACGGAGAAGAACTCGAGGCCGCAATTAAGACACTAGAAAATGAGTTACCAAGACCCTAATGAATGGGATGAGAACGAAGATGACCACATCGACATCGATGCAACAATAGAAGCTATCCGGGCTGCTTGGAAATGTGTACCTGATATGACACTGTCGCAGTTATTGGATACAGCAACTCCAATGCCATTCTGTGAGATGAGAACCGATGAATTAATAGAGTCGCTTAACGAGTTTGTACTACAAAACCAATGAAATATACTTTAGAGTGTACTATACCGGTTGTGCAGTATGGCAACATAAAGCCACTGCTTACGGTAGAGAGTGAAGAAGACGAGATTGAAGCGTTGGAAACAATGAAGAGGTTATGGAATAGATTCGGGGAGTCGCCACTCAAAGACAAGCGTTCTGGCGGGAAGAAGATTGAAACCTTCACTGGTGAGGTTGTGTTCTTTAATGAGGACACACACACCTACACAGACACGAAGGGTAACGTACTCTTGTCTGGTAGTAAGTACGCCGAGCAGGTGTCACCCAAGTTTGACATCGACAACATCCTGCCAAAGACCGCTACTGCCTGGGGTGTGGAGGAGTCATCACTTAAGAATCTGTGGAAGCTAAACTCAGAGGTGTCAACTAACTGGGGCACAGCAATCCACAAGGCGCTGGAAATCTACCACCTCTATCACGAGATTGGCGGTAAGATTCAGGACAAGAAAGAGCTGGACATTAACTACGCACTACCAAAGAATAAGTTCTTACGCTCACTAGTTACAGAGTTCCTTGAGAAGTTCGGAGTCGACGCAGACTCTGAGGTTGTTGTATCTGATGTTGCTAACGGCATGGTAGGTACGATTGACCGCCTTAGATACTCCGAGGGTAAGTATGTTGTTGGTGACTACAAGACCAACGCTGAGATGGATAAGAAGAAGCTACTTAAGTACCAGCACCAGCTCAGCTACTATGCAAACATCCTTATAAACAAGGGCTTTCCTGTTACTGGTCTGGAGATATTCTATCTAGACGAAGACTTTAACTGGGAGCATGAACAAATGGATATACTCCCCTTGACAAAATAAACAAGGTATGGTATAATAATCATTACACTAGCTGCGGTGACCTGTTCGCCACCGCTGTTGGTGGGGGTGAGTTACCTTTCAAGAGCGACCACGAGTCCTAACGTTAATTCAACGGATGCTGGATAGTGCTGGCGCTTCGGCGCTGCGGAAGTAAGAATTTAAAAACTTGTCGCTCATCCCCACCAGCATGGAGGCTGGAGGAGACAAACTTTACTTAAAGGAGAAGTGATGAAAGCTACACAAGTAGGAAATAGTCTGAAGTCAAACGAGCAGTACGAACCAACTGAGGTGGAGGAGAAGCCATGTTGCGAGTGCCAAAAGCCGCTCAAAGCGCCGTGGGCAACGGTGGACAACAGAGAAAATTGGGTGTGCTGCCGAACGTGCTACGAATTGCACGTGTACGGAGTAACTCACAATGCTGTTCCGCCCCGCAATTACAATGCTGGGTAGAGGATGTAACAATCCTGTGTCCATTTTGTAAGTAAACCTTTCCGGAGGTAACTATGGTATGCTTTTATTGTGGTAAGGAAATTGATTGCTCTGAATACGTAATGATTTGCGTAAACGGAGCAATCTTCTACGCCCACAAAGTCTGCCACGAACAAAAACGTGAAGGCTTTTGTGGTTCTTGTCTTGATATTTTTTGTGGAGCAAACAGAAATGTTGCACTGCCCAAGGTGTAGTGTCATTCTGGAGGATACACAAGATGGAGACTTCACGTGTTCAGATTGTGGCCTTCGCGTCAACAAAGAGCTCGTTAACGACCTTAAGGAGGTTCTAAGTGAAGAACCTGATTCTTGCGACGATGATAACCTGGCTTTGTATGGAATCGGCTCTTGCTAATTGCTACACGCCAGCCTGTGTTTCACCATCTCTTCATCAAGATAGTTGTAAAAACGGTAGGTTTACAAACCAGTGCAAAATTATTTCTTGTGCTGGAAGAAGCCTTATACTTATGTATACGAATGGGCGCCTTGTTCGTGTCGTAGTTTCCACTCCATGCACAGGCGAAGTTGTTCTTTTCTCGTCAACCGGCAAGGAGATTTGATGAATGAGTTATTTAATGTTCTTTGACACTACAGTGTCTTGCCGCTCCATAAGGGCGGCTATTATCGCGGAGTAGGGGAATGGTACCCCGACGGGCTCATAATCCGTAGAAGCCAGTTCGATTCTGGTCTCCGCTACAAAAGTGGCAACAGTATTCTGTTGGTTCATATGGATATCCTTATGATAGCACGCCTCTGCTCTTGACTAATGTCAGGTGCAAGCGAACCAGGCTCCACGTGGGAGAGTAGACGTACTCTCAGGGGTGAATTTCAGTAGCCCCAACCATGGGCATGAAAGGGTAGATGTGCAATGGCGCCAAATAGCAATTGCGAACGGATTGGCATTACACGAAACACGTGGGTTCGATTCCCACCATGTCCACAAGTAGTGCAGCGATGTACTACCCACTGCGTAGATGCAGTTGTTCTGGGCACAGCAAGGCCCACCCGTCTCCTTCGGGCAGACTTGTAGTATCTCTGTTCTGAGATGCGAGCATTAAGCCAACGGCTTATTTTACAAAAAACAAAACTAGTAAAACAGTACCGAAAGGTTCTTGCAATACTAGTAACAATAGCTCTGATTGCGTACCCGCTTATCGCGGGGGCGTACAAAACTGAGACATCAGAGCCTACATATGAAGAAGAGGTGCCGGTAGAAACGGCATCAACAACTCAGATTATTGTCGAGGACACACCCGTTCGCCCTACTTCGGTACTACCAACGGGTGATGTCGTGGACAAAATCATTACAGCTTTCCCTGACGCACCAATTATGGTGTGGGTTGCTATATGCGAGTCGGAATTAAACCCGACCGCAGACAGAGCAAATCTCAACGTCGATGTAGGTCTATTCCAAATAAACCAAGTTCATCTACCAGAGCTTAATCGCCTTGGTCTGGACCGGAGGAATGTAGACGACAACATAGCGTACGCAAAAATACTTTACAATGAATCAGGACTTGGTCCATGGTACATGAGTAAGCACTGCTGGGAAAAATACCTGTAATGGTCTGAGGCTTACCACCTTTACTTCGGTAACTGGTGGTTGGTCTTATCTACATGACGGCGAACCCGGGTGACCCCACTCACTCGCGCTTAGTTGTGTAGATAATACTGACCGCCAGTATTAATAGAGGATTATTAATGCTGAATAAAAATGAGGGAATGAATATATTGAAATTCGATATAGAGACCTCACCGATTCTTGGCTTCACGTGGAACGCATACGAAGACAACCTTCTTAAAATAGAGAAGGACTCCGGGCTTCTTGCCTTTGCGTACATGTGGAACGACGGCCCAATTACTGTACTCTCTAAGAGACTGTACAGTGAGCGCCAGATGGTCAAGATACTATGGGAACTATTCAATGAAGCAGACGTTATCGTAGCACAGAATGGAGATAAGTTCGACATTCGGTGGGCCAACCGTCTGTTCATTAAGTACAAACTTAAACCACCAGCCCCATACAAAACAGTAGACACACTTAAGCTTGCTCGTAGATACTTCAAGTTCACAAAGAATAGCCTCGACCACCTGTCTGAGGTACTGCTCGGTGAGAAGAAGATAGACACGAACAGTAGGCTTTGGTTCGACTGTATGCGTGGTGATACTACTGCACTCAAAGAGATGGAGAAGTATTGTATCCACGACGTTAAGCTACTCGACGGTGTGTACAACAAACTTAAGGTGTGGCACACTGGCCACCCGAACAGCAACATCTACAATGGTACTACCCACAAGTGTCCTGTCTGTGGTGGCAACACCCAGAAGCGTGGGCTTATGGTAACTAGGGCAGCTAAGTATCAACGCTATGCTTGTACCAAGTGCGGGGCATGGAGTCGCGGTGATAGGATTAAAAGCGATAAGGTACTACAATGATAATTGGATTAACTGGATTCAAACAGGCTGGCAAGTCTACTGTTGCAGAGTACTTGGAGGACAACTACTCGTTCGTAAGAATAAACTTTAAGGACGCCCTGGTTGCTGACATCAAGAAAAGATTTCCCGACCTGCTCATCACATTAGCTGACATTTACCACACCGAAACGATTGATGACCTGTTCACAATCAAACCACCAGCAGTTAGAAAGCTGATGCAGAACTACGGTACTGACGTGCGCCGAGCGGATGAGCTTGACTATTGGGTGAGTCGATGGCGCGTAGCAGCTTCCTCTAAGCCTGACGACAACATCGCAGTTGATGATGTCCGCTTCTTGAATGAGGCCTATGCCATCCGTGACATGGGCGGTATCATCATCCGCGTTGTAATGGAAGACCAGGAGCAGAACGACCAACACAAGTCAGAGCTTGAGCACCTACAGATTGACCCAGACTTTACTATTACTGCTGTCAAGGGTGACCACGCACATGTTTATCGGCAGGTTGAGACGGTCATCGACACCATCAGAAGTAACGTTGATTAATGAGACGCTCTGGAATACGCAAGCGGTCCAAGACACCGCTTGCAAAAGCAAAAGAGAAACTTTGGAAGACACTTAAACAAGTAATAGATATAAGGGATGGAGGTATTTGTATTAGTTGCGGCAGTGCTGGCCTTGTTGGTGCTAATAAGCACGGGGGGCACTTCGTTAGCTCGGCTTCGTGCGGGGGATTCCTGCGATACGACCTGCGAAATGTCCATAATCAGTGCGCTTATTGTAATCTTTATTCTAGCGGGGCTGGTCCAGAGTACACCCTAAGCCTACAGAAGAAATACGGCCCGCAATTCGTAGAGAAGATTATAGAAGACAAGAACGTAACAGTAAAGCTCGACATGGCATACGTAACTGGTATGACAGAGTACTACGAGTCTTTACTTAAGAAGAATAAGAAACAATTACTGGCATTAACTAAGAAGTACAATGGATTTAAACTTGATTAACCCAGTACGAGGACTCAAACTTACTAAGTATCCTAACGGCGACATCACCCAATGGTTCGGTGAGAACCCACACCTGTACGCACGCTTTGAACTGAAGGGGCACAACGGCATCGATATCGTGCGCCCCCACGGTGAGGTAATGTACGCAATCGAAGACGCTATTGTCGTTGACGTAAAGGAGGAACCAGATGGATTTGGTAAGCACGTTCGTATCGTTGGTAACATAAAGAACGACCGTGGCTACTACCACCAGTGGACATATGGGCACTGCTCACACCTACTTGTAAAGCAAGGTGACACAGTA